ATATCAGAAACTAAAGATACTTTTTCAGACCAAAGGTTTGCTTTCTCTTGTTCGTATATAATAGATGGAGTAGTAAGTTCTAATTCAAAATCTACTAAATCATCATCTGTATATCCTTGTGAGTATAAGTGTACAATTGCAATCTTAGTTAATTCTGATAATACAATCTTTTGGATTCTTTCTACAGAACGTGCAAATCTAATATCTTCTTGTGCTAATGTTGCTTTACCTTCTACACCTTCTTCATATCCAATAAATGCTTTTGGAACTTTAAGTGCCGCTAACATTCTATTCTTTAGATATTCAATATCATCAATACCACCGAATTCCATTCCACTTAGGGAATCAATCTCAGTACCACTAGCACCACCTCTTACAGGTAGATAGTAATCTTCTAACATATTCTGCATATTGAATTTTAAATTGTACTCACCAGTCGCTTCATCAATATAAGGAACTTTTTTCATTTGGTCAATGATATTACTCATATAGTTATCAACTTCTGCAGGTGGAATGTTTCCAATATCAATTTTAAAGATTCTCTTTTCAGGTGCTCTCATAATTCTATGAATCATCATAGCATCTTCCATAAGAGTTAATTGTTTCCAAGTCTTTCTAGCTCCTTCTAATAAAGAACGACCATAAGGAAGGAAGTTTGTATCTGTAAGTAATCTAAAATGTGCTACCTGAAACGATTCTAAGAACTTAGTGTTGTTTCTTTGTGAAATGGCATTTGTGTTTTGTTCTTCTATTTCAAATCTTACTGAATAAGGATTATCTAAATCGTAACCTTCTTCTCTTCTAGTTTCATATGTGGATAGTGGTTGTGCATTTACAACACCCAACTCATCATCGATATCTAAATAAAGATAGTAATCACCATATTTGTTCATACCCCTTACCCAAGACCAAAGATTGAACTCAATGTTCAATACATCATAGAATAAGTTGTGTAATGTTTTCTTTAAACTTTCGTTAGTAGATTTAATACGGATTACATCACCCATATCATTTTTAAGAGTACACTCATCAGAGTATATATCTAATACAGATGAAATAATAGAATCTTTATCCATTGCTTCATAATCTGTATATAATTCTAATTTATTAGAATGGTAGTTAAATCGTTCATTGTATGTTTGCCAGTTCTTTCTTGAGTTTGAACCATGCAATCTACCATACCTATCGTAGTATGCTGAACCTCTACGATTACCATCTGCCTGTAATCTTGAAGAATCAACTACTTTAAGTTTATCTTTACCAATTCTCCTAACTACTACCTGAGTTGAGAATAATCTTTTTAATCTACCAAATAATGATGTATCTGCCATAATGTTTTTCTTTATTTACTACTTACAATCTATAAATATACAAAAAATATTTTTAATATCCAAATTTTATAGTAACCAACTTATATCTTCATCACCTCTACCTGTATTTATCTTCCAAGCATTTTTAGCTCGTTGAGGTGTTGTTTTAAATATACCTGAATTTTTAGTTGTGAGTTCTAACGCTCTTCTGTTTAAATCCAATCCTTGTTGTCTAAGTTTAAGTGCCGTATCTCTAACCCATAATGATGTTGAAAACGATATTGTTAAATCATCATTATACCCTTGTTGAGCTTCAGCTCTACTACCATTCCATATAAAAACAAATAATTCATCAATCAATCTTTTTGAACGAATGATTGGAACTCTTTCTCTCATATAAGTATCTAATTTAGATATAACCAATGGCCTTGTTCTACTTGTCATTGAAAAACCAGGTACCATTTGTGATTTATCTTTTAAATCATATGCTTTTTGTAGATGAATATCATCATCCACATATCCAAATTCTTTGTATGAATAATATAGATTTGAATAATTTCTATCTATTGCTTCTTGAATAACTGCCCAACCAATATTAGCGTTTTCAATCACTAACAATGCATCGTTCCATTCGGTGGCAACATTCACCAACATATTACCATAATGTTTGGTTTCAATCTTACCTTTATATTCAGCAACTTGTTCTACGTTCTCCACATCTATAACGTGAAATGCTGAGTAATCTGCACCATCACCTCTGGCCACATCGGCAACTACTACATAATTTTTTGTGTAATTTGGTTGAGACCAAATCCAATAATTGTTATCAAATCCTCTTTTCTCAACAGGTTCTTGTACATGAGTTTCTTCATACCATTGTAAGAGTTGGCCATCTACAACTGTATAACCAGAACTGATAAAATCACAATCACATTCTTGTGCTGCCATCTTCTCACCTAATAGTTGAGTTTGTTCTGCTCTCCACTTTTCATTTCTTTCAGGATGTACAGTCCAATGAAGTTTGATTGGATTCCAACCATCTTTTTGTTCACCTTTCTGCCATGTCTTATGAAAGAAGTTACCAACACCATTTGGAGTTGATAGTACGATTGCTTTTCCACCAGTTGATAATGTAGATTGAGCCGATGCCCATATCTCATCAACCCCTTTGATAAAACCAGCCTCATCTATAATCAACATTGATAATGCTTCAGAACGACCTGCATCACCACTAGCTGATGTTGCTTTGATTGTTGAACCATTTCGTAATCGTAAGGATAGTTTGTTATCTTCTTCGGTATCACCTCTTAACCAACTCGGTAAGTTCTCATGCATATACCTAACCTTAGTAACTAAGTTTTTAGCTACCTCTTGTTTAGTTGCAATTACCAATATGTTTTTATCTTCGTGAAATAACATCATCCATAAAGAATAACCTGCGGATAATGTTGAGATACCTAACTGACGTGATTTAAGAATTACATTGAATCTATGTTCATCCAACTCACCCATCACATCTTCTTGAAATGGGTATAAATCAAAAAGTATCTTACCTCTTTTTGGGTGTTGAATGTAACAATACTTCTTAAAGAAGTAAACTGGGTTTTTAGCACATTTAACGTACTCTTCCCTAATAAGTTCTTTTATGTTTTTGCTCATTTCTTTCCCAATTTCCAAAGAAACTGAGTAGAGATTATTGGTTGGAACTGGTCGTTTAATCCAATACCTAATCCAAACGCCTGCTTCTTTCGTGTTCTGTATAATATAGAACCACCAACATAATTAAATTGTTTTGTTGTTCCATTCAATCCAAATCCTATATAGAATTCTCTTGGATTTATATATTCAGTTTGAGTTACAGTAGTTGTAGGTATTATAATCTCTGATTCAACCAACCTATTAAAGAGTGTGTTTTTCCATATTGTATCTGTGATGGTTACGAAACCTAATGAATCTAATTCAATCTTATCAACAAATACATTTTTAGCGTAATAATCCTTTAATACTTCTAAAGTATCAATTTTAGTATTTACTAAAATAGAATCAACTTGTGTAACTATTTTTGTTTTCCATTTAGGAACATAAACTTTCTTGTCTATGGTAATGGTATCGTATTTCGTTTCTACTTTTGTAACAATAGTAGGCTCGGATGGGGTTATTTCACCCCCATCACCACTACATTGTCTTAGAAAAATTATTACTATAATTAATACTAAGATTATCAGATTCTTAAAATTTCCGATGTACTTTTCCATCTACTACCTTATTTTTTAGTAGATGTTTTTCTTTTTTTATTTGCAGGTTTTCTACCTTTTCTGTTTCCACCTTTTACAGCTTCTACAACATCTTTAGATTGTTTAGCTAAGTTCTTACCAGCTTCTTTAACGTCTTTAAGTTCTTCTTTAACTCTTTTAACTCTACGTTTTACTTCCGCTTTTACTTCTGCTACATCTTCTTTGATATCTTCTACTTTATCTTCTACAACATCAGGAATAAAATCTCCATCTCTATCTTTGATTTTTCCAGTGTATAATAATACTGCGTATGTTGCTGCTATAACTGCCAAAATACCTACGATGATTAATACTACGTTCATAATTTACCTTTTTTAAAATTAAACTTCTTTAATAAATATAGGAATATATTTAATAAACCTATTTACCATTTTCTACAAGACCAGTATCTTGCTTTCCATCTTGGACCAGGAGAATCACAATTCATTCTTGCTCTGAATGATTTACGAGCTCCAGGATTATCTTTTTTGATTGTCATTCCTTTTTGTCCAAAGTTTACTTTAACAACATTTCCTTTATCATTTTTTACATAAACTTTAAACTTCTTAACATCACCCTGCATAATCTTACTTAGTTCTACTTTTCTACCTTGATACTCAGCTTCGTTTATTGATTCGTGCATATCTTCGATAGAAGCTGCCATATCACCAATTGCCATAGTTACGTTTCCGTTTCTCTGATATAGATAATACTTAACACCTTTTGGGTTTGCTGGATTTTGTAGAATGATTCTTTCTACTTTTTGTTTACCAACTAAAGTTTTTCCTTTGGATACTACAAATTCCTTTTCAACTCCACCCCTCATTGATGAACCATACTTAATCGTAATCTTATCACCTTTTTTGAGTTTATCGTAAACCTTTAATCTTTTTTTCATATCCATAGATTTGGCTTCGTTTACCGATTCATCTATTGCTTTTGGATATGGAGTATTTTTTGCTAAATCTAAAAGAGCTTTTAAATCAGATGTTTTATTTCTATTGTACTTATCTGCATTCTTTTTGTTTTTGAATATTGCTGATACTTTCTTTCCGTTATCATCAATCATAATAATGATACCCTTTTTACCAAAGTGTCTTTCATCAGTTACAGATAATCCTTCATTTACTGATTCTTTTAAGGGTTTCATATTTTTATCAGTAATAATATACGCTGTCATCTGTCCACCCATAGAACCACCCCTTTGGCGTTTCTCTACTTCTTTTTGAGCATCTTTATATGATTTAAACTCTATTGGGTTATCGGTAGTTTGATTCTTTTTTTTATCGTAATGTTTAACTAACGCCTTACCTTGTCCTCTACCTAAGTTACGAGTAATGTAATATCTAGCTTCGTTTACCGATTCTAATATCTTTGAATTTTTATCAACATCTTTTATTGTATCTGTTTTCTGTGTAATGCCAATTCCTCTGAATGTAGGTTTTTTAAAGTATTTTTGACTTTTAGTTTCATATCGTTCTAAAGATTTATGGTCTGCAAATAAACCACCTGGTATGTTATATAGAATAGTTCCTTTAGGTAATACTATATTTGTGTAATTACCAATCTGTACATTCTTAACATCTTTCTTTAATTGATACTTTCTATTATCCAATCGTAAAACACCACCACTCATAGTACCTGAATTTGGTACGAATGTTGCTTCAGTAATAGATTCAGATTTTCTCCATCCACCACCAGCAGCTTTGTATTGTTTAGCGGCCCATGCATTTGCATATGCAGATGGATATACATCAAACTTCTTTTTAGCTTGTGATTTATAGTAAGACCATTTAGATGGATTTGTTGGTGTATTTTTTTCAGTAAGTTCAATTACTTTTTCTTCTAACTTTTTACCCTCAACAGTTTTAACGATTGTATCAACATGTCCTTGTATATAAGAATGTTCTTTTTCCAATCCCATCATCTTACCCATCTTCATAATGTTTTTTGCTAAATTCTTAGCAACCATTACATAATCTTTTTCAGGCTTATAACCATCTCTCTGAATGTGTTCTTCTACAAAGAAAAGTGCATCTTGTAATCTTACACTTCTTTCAGCCATATCCATATCAACACCTTTAGATTCTATATCGCCATATAGTGATGATGCACCAGGACAAACGTGGAAATATTTAGTTTGATATTCACCTATCTTAATTTCTTCTTTATCGTTTTCATCTTCGTTATATTCTTCACCCAATGGATTCTCTTTCTTCCCACTCATATCTTCATATTCATATGAATGAGTTACTTCTTTAATATATTGATTTACAAAACTTCTAAAATTTTCATTCATACCTTCTTTAAGTGAAGATACTTTAGCACCTACAGGCCCACCAATAAACATTGAAACAAAAAATGCTACTGCATCAATGATATCGTGTCCATCCCATTTTGCTGATTTAGCAATTGGAACTCCATGATTCTGTTCGATTGAATCTTCCAAATCTTTTCTACCAGCATATTTAGATTGTTTTGCTTTAGGAAACATTGAATCTACTTTCTTAGCTTCACTATGAAAGTTTGCATCTCTTAGTGCTCCTATTAGAATGTGTTTTACTCCATGATGTACTTCTGGGTCTGAACCTCTGAACCCTTTGAAATATGCATCTAAATCTTTTTTAACTTTTTTGTTTAATCTTGGATTCATTGTTATGCTCCTGTTTTACTATTTGTAGGTGATTTACCTTTACTTCGGTTTCCACCTTTTTTTGTATCACCACTTTTCTTTTGGTCAGCTCGTTTTCTTCTTACAAACGAAGCTCTACCCTTCGGTCCTAACTTATTAGCCTTTTCTTGTGATAAACAAGCGGCGTAAGCACCACCTTCTTTACCATCACCACACTTACCTAACTTCTGACCATCACTTCCGTATCTATCCCATCCACCACCTGAGGTTGAGCCTGTTTTACCTTTACCTAACCATTTTCTTAAATCTTCGTTCATTAAGTTTTCAGTACACAGATGTTCATATAAATCAGATAAAGCAAACTCAACACATAATGTTGAGGATGTTTTGTTTGATGAATACGATTCAAACTTTACTTCTAAGAATTCTTTAATCTGTTTTTTGTTCATTTTTAAGTTTTCCTATAAAATCTTTTTTAAACTTTTCAAAATCCTTTTCAATTTTTTCATCCAACTCTGTTTCCGTCATTCCTTCAGCCCATTCTTCAATAGAACCATCTTCATTTACGAATGATGCTTTTAGAGTTGTTTTTAAAATATTTTTTTCAACTTCAGCTTGTTTTAACCAAGCTTCTGCATTTGCTAATAATTTCTTTCTTTCATATTCCTCATACTTACCTTCTAACTTTAATTTGTGTTCCATTTCTATAACACAATTTAAACACATACCATGTATAGCTTTCATTTTCAAATCAGCCGTACCTGGTTCGGTCATAGTACAAGTTTCTTTGTTACAGTTAGGAAATGATTTTAACTCTTCTCTGAGTTTAGACAGTTTCCCTACTTTAACTTTATAACCTTTTCGTTGTTCCCACTTTTGACCTTTATCATCGGCCCAAGTTTCCCCAACTTCTCTTTTTACAAATACTTTATCAGTAAAAGAAATAGTTTTTTTAGTTTGGGTTTTGTGTTCCCCACCTAACATTTCTTTTACTGCTTTAATATTATTTAACTTTGACATAACTTATTTTGTTTTATATAAATATGAGAATTTTATTTAAAAGTACATTAATCCTAATATCTGATTTAATGATGCGAATGTACCAGTTAATTTATATGTTCCACCTTTATATGTGAATACAATTCCTTCATTCGGTACAATCTTATCTTTACCACCAACTGCGGCTAATCTTTCTAATTCCATTCTCAGTTTTTCAATCTTTTTAACATCACCACTTTTTTGAACTGCTTTAACAGTTTTATCTAATTCAGATTTCATAGTTCTAAGTGCTTTATCAGGATTAACAGTTAATGCTGAACTCATAAATGAAAGTACATCTGCACCTACACCTAAGAATATATCTTCAAACTTTCTAAGGTTTTGTTTAGATATCTTTGCTTTATCTTGTTTATCTGTTTTGGTTGCCCAAGCTAATACTTTAGAATCTGTAATATTCTTTTTATTTAATCTGAATGAGTTATCAAAGAATGCCCATCGTTTAACTAATCCCATTTTGGTTTTGTTATCTAATGTAGATGGTGTGTTCTTATCAACATATTGGTCCCACCATGCTTGATGATAATCCGCAACACCATTTGAATCTTTTAGTTTAAATTCTTTTTGAATTTTGTTTAATGCTGAATAGTATTTACTTTGTTGTTTTGAAAGTTCTACCGATTGTGGTAGTTTAACAACAGGTGGTCCTTGAATTGTATAATTCTTTTGAACATCTTGATTGATTTGTTTTATCATACCAGCTAAGATTCTTGCAGCTGAAGTATCAGCTCCGATTGCTTTTCCATTCATATCATATTGCATTGTTCCGTGGAATACCAATAGTGGTTGTCCATAAGGAATAACATTTACTGATGTTGGGAATATAACTTCTATATTCATAAAGGATGAACCTTGATTGAATACCTTATCTCTTTGTGCTTTTGATAAACCTTTGATTGCTTTAGATAAATCCTGCATAGCGAAGTTGTATGCATCGGTCAATCCACCTCTACCTTGAAACTTAGAAGCTACTCCACTAATATCTAATGCGTTTTCACCACTATTCTTTAGGTGTCCACCATTACGAGCAGCGATTAAACCTTTATCATCTCTATAACTAATAGCAAGTGCTTGTCCATCTGTTTTTTCTCTAGCGAATTCTAACTTACCATTTAATGCGTTTGATATGATTGTTTTTAAATCACCAAAAGTTAGATTCATTTGTGTATCGAATGGGTGAGCCATATGTCCATATGCTCCACCTTCAGTAATCAATCCTTCTTTTAACTTTTTAAAGGTTTCTGTAGAAGGGTCATTTGTATTGTTTGGTTCTTGTACCTTTGTTGGTTCTGATTTAGAACTATCAATAGATTTTTCAGCATCTAAGAAATCAACTAACTTATACCCTACTGTTGTTGCCACTTTTGTGATATGTTTTGCCCAAGTCTTATATGCTTGTGAACCTTTCATATCAATATACCTTTGTGATTGTGCATCTAAACCTGCAACACCTGATGGGAAGTATGATACTGGATATTTATCTGGTATCCCACCATCAAATAAATCATATATGGTTTCTTCATCAGTACCCAATATATAATCAACTACAGTCCAACCTAATCTTTCTGCAGCTTCTTTTCCAACTGCTTTATATGATTTTGAATTACCATAATATGCACCTGGCCCATCATCAACAGTTCCTTTAGTAGTTGAGAGTGCACTACCTTCTGATATTATTTTATTAAAATCAAATGTAGATAAAAAGTTTTCCATCTTAGTGGATATTTTACCTAATTTATCTGTTATAAATTTATATATCTTTGGATTAAACTTTCCATCGTATGCTTTTTTGAAACCTTTCTTTTTAGAATCATCATTACCAAATGATAATAACTTTCTAACTTCAGTTCCACTAATTCCACCACTTTGAGATGGAGCTACATAAACATATCCTTTATCTTCATATCCTTGTTGAATTTTATCAGGATGATATGGTTCAAAGTATTTACCTTTTAATCTGTATCTATCCTTTTCACCAACAACTGTAATAAATGCTGTTTTATCTTTATTAAATTTACCTATAATTTCTTTTGGAGCGTATGGGTTTTTGATTTGAACAATTTTAGATGATGATATTCCAAACATCTTCATCATAATCATTTTCTTTTCATTAAACTTAAATGGTGATTTAAGATTATCAGTTTTATTGGATGTTCCAATATAAACATTTTTACTACCAAATTGTTTTACTAAGTGTTGATATGTGGCATTGTGCCCTTTATGAAATGGTTGAAATCTACCAGCGTAAACTACTACCTTTTGTTCGATACCTTCGGTTAAGATTCCCTTAACCCACTCTTTAATTAGTTTTCCCATAGTAATAAATATAGTTTAATTAATTATTAGAACCTTTTTCTAATTTATTAATTCTTTCTGTTAATT